TATATTTAAAAATCTAGAGTTAAATGTATCCTTAACTCTGTAGCTCTCTGCTCCATTACCTTGAGTGTAGCAATTAAAGAAATCCATCTCAACAATAGCTGAACTATTTGATGCAGATTGATTTTGGGTATTACCAAGGTGATAACCATCTAATATTTCGAAAGTTTGTTCTGTCTCAAAGTAAATATTTGTATCTTCATCTTCTGCTTCAGTTTCAAATATCACAATACCTTCAGATAAAGATATATTTATTTGACAAGATAGCTTGGACCTTTCAAATGAGGCCCCCGGTTCTTCTCCTCTGACCCTTAGATAAAGGGCATTATCACCTTGTCTCTCAAAGTTAGTTGTAAAATTAGATTGTTGATCTCCAAGATCTATTATCTCATTCTCCCACCACTCTTGAAAATTATCATAGTCTCCTTGTACGATCACATCTTTTTCAAAAGATTCATCATATCCGTCACTTTCATAATTTCTCAACTTAACAAATATCTTTGACCCTGCAGTTATAGGTAAATCTACATAATCTCCTGTATCAAGGTCTTTAAAACCCCCTAGTGTACCTACTTGATCTTTACCTAATAGAACTTCTGGTTTTCCAGAATTACGAGTTGCGTAGCTATCATAAGAAATAATGGTGCCTTCGCTTTTTTCCATATTAAAGTTTGTAGGCTTAATTTTCATATAGAGGCCTTGATCCTCTACTATATCATTGCCGTTTTCGTCTGCGTTACCTTCAATAAAATCTGGTTGTTTAGTAGACACCTCTAAAACCCTTATTTTCACAACTTCCTCTATAGGTCCATCTAAGTCTGACTTGACTATTAAGGTGTCGCCTTCTTTCACTTTATCTCTATTGGCCCCATCAAGTTTTATCCATCTAAATAAACCATCCTCATAGAATAGGTTTGTATAAATAGTTTGGTAATTACCTTTATTCTGCTTGACAACTAGTTTATACCTATCTGCAAACTCTGGTGGAGTGTTGTTTATATTAACTACAATCTTGTTTTGATTAATAGAGAATTTCTGTGGTACGTTTATAGTGTTACCAGTATCTGTCAAGACGGTCGTTGCTCTGTTGTACTCATCCATATAGATTATACCTACCTCATAACTTCTTTCTGTCTTAAGGGAGGTGTCGATGGATATCTCCCTATAAAAGGCTATTGATTGTGCAGTGTAGGACCACTCATAAACATCATTAACAAAATCACTATCATTAGGATCAGATGGAGTCTGATCTATTTTATAAGTAAAGATAGGTGCCTGTATTGAAATAGTAGTGGCTGTTGACCCTGTTATTACAAAGCTAGTGTTACTGTCAAGATCTCCGTCAGTGGGGGTACTATTGACATTGTAATTGTTCATGAACACATTAGTCATAACTATATTTACAAAAGTTGAAAAGCTGTCACTAGATGCTAGTTCTGAAGCATCTGAATAATCTTGATCTAAGATAAAATCAAATGTACTATCAAATGTTCCAGATATAGCTGTGGCTTGGGTTCTAAAGTCAAAGGTTAACCTAGTTTCTTTCTTGAGATCATTGTTGCCTAAATCTACTGTTATAGTGTCATCTGCCACTGTGGTTGTACCTAATGTTGTATTAAGCTCTTGACCTGTTAGATCTTTGCTTAGTAAAGATAGATTGTAATCCGGTCTTACCTTTTCACCAAACCTGTTGACTAAGTTATAACCCTCTACATAATTACCAAAAATAGCTCTGTTACCAATGATCTCCATAGCTTTGGCTTTTCTCGGTACATTATCATATGCTCTGAATAGTTCGTCTTCCGGAAGGAATGTATACTTCTTGCTATTCGCGAATAGAAATGACTCAGGCACATTATCTTCCCAGTTCTCTTCCTCTTTATTAAAAGTCTCTACTATAGCAAGCGCGTTTGAATTACTTTCTTTAACTACAAGTTGTATATCTGTGACTCTTTTACTTCCAGTGTTAAATGAAATAGAAATTGCGTTAAATGAGTTGACCATTCCATTATTTTCCATGGTTTGGTAGTCAAGTTCAAACCTGCTTGGAGCAAAGTTGTAATTAGAGAATGAAGACAAAGAACTGTGTTCTCCGTCTAGGTACTTATACCTATAGGAAAAAGATAAGAATTTATCTTCTAGATTGTTCTCAAGTGTTGAGGGTGTAAAAGTTAAAATAGTCTCCGGTGCAAATCTCGGTGGCTTCTTAATAAGTAATATGTCTTCCTCTTCGAAACCATTAACCCCGTAAGTCTTAGCTCTTTCAATGTTAATCATCCTTGGTGGATTGAGGTCATCTGTCCATAAAAGGAGATCCCTACCGGACTCTCCATTGATAACTTTAGACACACCTGTTATAAGGAACGAAGAATCAAAGTTTAGTAAACTATCTGGTTTAGATGACTCAAGTAAGATATCAGTCTGGCTATTGGCAATATCATATTCTATCACAAGATCCTTCTCATCTGAAGTTGTGAACCAGTATACTTTTTGATTTGACCCATCACCGAAAGACCCTATCGTCTTTGCGTTAGTTAGGTTAAAGTTAGTTAGTTGTTCATTGCCAAGAGAGTTTTCTATGGCCCCTGCATCCGAGTCTTCACTGTTGGCCACCCTTATATTTTCTGCATGAGAATACTGGCCATTAGGTAACAGCCTCTCATCAACATCTTTGTTTAGCTTGCCTTGTATAAAGGTGTTCTTTAATTTCATCTTACAAAATTCTGATTACATCTCTTCTATGAAAAACTTGTACTACACCGTCATCAAACTCATCCTCTTTTGGTGCGTTGATTGGTACAAGTACTTTGTCTCCAACTTGAATATCTTCTTCTGAGCTTTCCTTGACCTCTAAGGTCATGAAGTTTAAAGTTTTCTTGTCTTCAAACCCTGATGAAGTAACATTTCCGTAATTTGTTACATCAATTCCTATCAAGTAGTTGTTTAACATCTTGCTTACTCCCATTTTATTTAAATTTTAATTGTTACTTAATCCAGACAGATGAACCCTTAAAAACTTGTAATAGTTCGTCTTTTCTGATTGTGTTTATTCTCTGCATGGCTAATCTTCTACTATTATAGAATTCTTTTCTAGCCCTCATTTTTTCACTTTGTGGTACATTCCTTCTATTCTTTATCAACTGGTGATGAATGAAGTCAATAATACCTGACTCAGCAAATTTGTGTATTCTTAATTTATCTTCTGGTAATCCCTCTGAACCCGTAAACAGTCCGTCAGATATGTACTCTAAAACGATAATTTTTGATTCTGCATCTGATCCAAATTGGATAAAACCTTCACTTCTGTTTATCTTGTACCTCCCATTAGGGAATTTTCTACTTAGATCTGTATTGGGGTCGAACCTTAGAGTAGAAAAAACGAAGTTGTTCATAGGGCCTAAATCATACCCGTTCTTTACAGGTGCCTCATAGTCATCCATAGGGATTGTTGAGGTACCTTGTAGGACTTCACCTTCATCATCAAATAACAGGTTATAGTTGTCATCTTGTAGGTACTCCTGAGCTATAGACATTCTTCTGTCTTCAGCCATTGGGTGAAGTTGATTATCTTCTCCCACCCATGAAATCCTTACATAGTTTACAAAATCTGGTGGTAGTGTAACCATAAGACTTGGGGATAGCTCCAGTTCAATCGCTCTTACCTCTTTTACTACATCAGAATAAAACTCTCTGAACCCTCTTCTAGCTTGGTACAAAACTTTAAACCTAGGCACCATAGCAGTGTAGTCGTCTCCATCTCTGGACATCATATAGTTATTCACAATCTCTTGTAGAGTTATGTGTTGGTAGTTACCAAAATCTTCTGGGCTATTATAATACTGTTCACTTGTTGCCATTAACCGTTATCTTTTGCATTGTTCTTATCTTTAAGGGTCTCAGCAGCTTGTACTACATCTGACTCTCTAAGGTTAATTCCAAAGTATACTAACATTCTGACCACTACGTTGCTAAACTCTGATTTATGTAATTCAAAATCTTGAAAGTCATTCGAGGAGGGGTTGAACACTGGTGTTGAGTCTGGTAAAGTAAAATATGTCCACTTGGGTTCTTTTGGCACCCTTAAATATCTTACCTCCAAATCATTTGTAAACGAGGCTGGCATAACTTTAATTGTGTTGCCTATCATCTCATATACAGCGTAGAGTTCTGTAGGAGCTACTTCTGAGCTTCTCATGTAGTTTATTTGACTTCTTTCCACTTCTTCTACAACTATTCCACTAGGAGTTGATATCCCATCCTCTTCAAGTAAATATAAATTGGAAGGTAACACATAATTTGTCCCTGTGTGTGATATTGTAGACTGATCCGCGAATTCATCTATTCTTTGCCTTTGGTTAAAGCTTAAATTAGCATAACCTTTGTTAGTTAGGCCTCTGTTCTCCCTATTCTTATCTCTGTTCTCATCTTCAAAATATTCCCTAAATATTTGTAGCTGCACATTGTTTGCAAGCAGGTTAAATTCAACAGGTGATATATAACCTTGGATTTCTTTATTTAGGATGGTCAGTAATGTGTCGTATACCTTGTTTATCATAAGAGCAAAGATAACATTTTTATTAATCCCCTATAAAAGAAAACCTCAGTGGGATCACTGAGGCTGTCTTATTAGTCTTTACTGTGTACTAACTCCTTCGAGTTATCTCTTCTAGTACTAGCATTCCTTCATCTGTAGCTAGGTAAGACGTGAAATAGTCTACTAAATCTACGCCTACCGGTGCTGTAGCAATTACTTCCTTATCCTTGACCCACATGATGGATTTATTGTTTGGTGACTTCTTGATGATGCCATCTTTAATTGATTTAAGAACTAAGTATTTTCTAAATACTTCTCCATTGTCAAATATGACTGGGTTCCCAGCTTCATCTGTAAAGTACTCTGGGCTGTTCTCAATCTCGTTGTATAAGATTCGTTTTAACTCCTCCGTACCCTTTGAAGCAACTTGGTCAATTGATCCCATAATAACTGCTGCCTCTGAAGTTAAAGCGTGAATTCCATCCTCCTCTTTTGCTTTCTTCCTTACAAGATACTTAAGGTCTATTTTTAGTTCTTCATCTACAATAGATTCCTTAGCTATTCTTTCATCGTCGATTAACTCAAACCATATACCTCCATTGGCCACGTTTGATGGATGACTGTCTAGGAAATCTTGTGTTAAAGGTTCAGACTTAGGTACATTTAAGTATCCGTTTGTAAAAACGATTGGTGTGACTAGAGCGTGTTTATCTTGCTCATCTATAAAAATAGACTTTTGATTAGGTGCATGTCTGATTGCTCTCCTTGATCCATTAGTTCCTTCATCTTCATCAAATACTGTCAGACTACCTTTTCTTCCTACGTTAAGGAGAAAAGACTCTCCTGATCTGTCATTTGTAAGCCTATAAGACTTATCACTTAAAACTTTTTTCATTTTACTATATTTTATTTTGATTGAGTTACAAACTTACATAAATTTTACTTATAGTTATTTTTATAAAACAAAAAAGGAGGCTCTAGGCCCCCTTCTTGCTTGTTTATGAATATTTCTATTCTTGTCCCTCAAATAACATGAAGTTGTTTGCTCCAACTGTGTTAAGCATACGCTCTGACAAGTGGTGCTCTCTCATTACATCTTCATCATCTGTGTTAACTCCAAATACAGAACCTGTTAACCAGTTTTTATATTTACGGTTCTCAGCAGCAGATGCTCTAAACATTTGTTGTAGGAATGGAGTGGTGATCTTGTCTCCGGCTCCGTTACCTTTATATACTCCTTCGTAAACCTCTTTTTCTCCAACTGGGATTAAAAGACCTCTTACTTTTGCTTGTGCATCAACTGCTCCTAAAAGAGTTGGATCGTTTAGCAATTTGTAATCAGTTTTGTGGAAGTTGTATGTACCTCTTGTAAACCCTTTGAAACCAAGGTTTACAGCTATGTCTTTATCATTGTCAAAGATACCGTAAGAGATACCTCCGTCATATCCAGCGTTCAATTCTCCTAGCATATCATCGATAGCAAGAGACTGATCTCTGTCTACGTAGAACATGTAGTCTTGAATCTTACCTTGAGCATCAAATCTTCTTACGATGTCATCAAAATCAGCTACTGCATCTGCAATACCTTGGTAAGTGTTACCTCTTTCACGAACTGCCTCGAAAAGACCTTCAGTACCAGTTGTTCCGTTTGCTTCGGCATCTGATCCAGCATCAGCTTTTTCAGCTTGTAGTAAAGCTAACTCCATACGGTCTTCCCATCTACGTCTTGTGTCTTCTTGGTCTTTTAGGTACCATAAGTATCCACCTTCAGAGTGCTTAATCCAAGAGATTTGAGCAACGTCTGATCCGTTAACCTCGAAGTTATCTTTAAGGATGATTGGTTTGTTGTCTAAGACTGTGAAGTCTGTAGATAGAGTACCTTTCATACCTCCAGTTCCTTTTCTAAACTCTGAGCCATCAATGAACGCTACAATTCCTGTAGTCGCTAATCCTGTGAAACCTGCATTCTTGTAAGCTGCCACTGTGAAAGTGTTAGCATCTGCTGCAGTAATAATACCACGTCTCTTAGATGCTCCAGAAGAAAGGTGTACTGTTTCACCAATTCTGAATACGTGATTTGCTTTTGTGAACACATTACCAGCTCTGGTAACATCTTTGTAAACAGTGTGGAGTCTTCCTTCCTCTGTCCAAATAAACTTATCTGAGGCCATTGCCGATTCTGCTCCTAACATGTACAACATACCTGTTACGGATCTGTTACCGAAAATGTTTGCCATTTCCTCGTGTGTGTCTACATCGTATTGACTGGTATAGTCAAATTTTGATACATAGTTATTTTTAGTTGCTACTTTAGTAGAACTAGGGTTAACTGAAAAAGTTGGTGTGTTATTTAATGCCATCTTGTTTTTATATTACGTTGTTATTTTCTCTTTTTGAATCCTACTTTTAATTCTTTTTTCTTGCCTTCATTTTCATAAATAGGTTTATTTGTAGGCTTAGATGGCTGAGCGTTACTTCCTGTGTCACTAAGATTTGTATTTTTAGTCTCACGGATTAAACTATCCTTCCCAGAGTTCTGACCTTGCTCAAAAGCTAATTGAATCATTTTATCAAAATTTTGTATCTTGATACCATCCTCAACTACTGCTTTATGATTCCAGCCCCCATCTTCATTCTTCCAATGAGGCATTTGGTCTATCATATCTGGAATACTCTTTTTGATTTGATCTGATACAACAAAGTCTATCTTGTTGTCCTCCCCCAAATTCAAGGTCATCTTATCAACGGACTTAGCTGTGTCCTTGATACCCTTAAAGTAATCCTCTTGTGCTTTAGTGTTGGTCTCTACCTGACTTTTAATTTTGTCAGCTAATTCAACCTTTTCTCTGATCTCAGGTGACAATGAACTTTGATTAGGTTCCCCTAAATCTGTTTTAAGCTTATCAAGTTCCTTTCTACCTTTAGTAGCGTACTTTTTAAGCTCCCATTGCTTTTGCTCTAGGTCCTCTTCTAAGTCATCTTCAGACTCCATAAACTTTTTAAGTTCCAAGTTTAATTCTTTAGGTGTTGAATCTGGATATTCTAATTGCAGAAACTCTCTTGCAACGTCCATATCTGACACTTTGTCAAAATCTTGTTGATACTTAATGAAGTCTTCAATAGGTCTCCCTGTTTTCTTTCTCCACTCAAACACTTCCTTCATGTAAGGATCAGATTCTAGAGGATCAGGTTTTTCTGCAGTTAACTCTTCGAGGGTTACCTCTCTACCTAGCTTCTCGCTTAGGTACTTAGAGACTGCATCATCATCAATCTGTTCCGTAGTTTCTTGACCTTCATCAAGGTTTTCAGCTTTCAAAGAACTGCCAGATGGTTCTCCACCTTCTGGACTTGTATTATCTTCTGGTGCTTCAGCCGGCTCGGCATCCCCACCTTCATTTACTTCTGTTTCTGCAGGCTCTTCACCTTGAACTGGCTCTTGTGCTGGTTCTTGTGCTGGTTCTTGATTTTGATCCGGTGTTACTTCCGGTTCCTGTAAAGCCTCTTCAGTTTGTGTAGCTTCCTCTCCTGCTTGCACACCGAGGTTCTTTTTAAAATTACCTGCGCTTAGTCCTGACATTTTAATATATTTTATTTATTATGTTACAAATATATATAAAATAAGACTATACTAATTTTTAACTTGGATCCATCTCTGATATTTCAACGGATCCTGAAATATTGTCTTCAGAAGACTCAAAGTTCTTAGGTCTAGTGTCTCTAGTTTTTTGATCTATGAGCTCTGATTTTTGAGAGTTATTTCTATCGAGTCTTTGGTCCTCCCTATCTTCTTTTTCTTTTAAGTTCATCCTAGATACCTCGCCTTGCATTCCTTGAATCTTCATGTTGTAGCCAAACTCTTTTTCCATCAGTACCGATTTAACCTGAGCTTCTTTCTCAAGCTCCATCATCTTAGCTTTAGATTTAGCTTCTATTTCCATTAGAGAACTCTTACTCTTAGCTTGAATTTCAATTTGCTTGGCCTGAGCTGCTTTCTCGGATGCCATCGCTTGAGATTCTCCCTGAGCTTTAATCATCTCTTTTTCGTTAAGTTTCTTGTCTTTTTCTCTTCTTATTCTCCTAGTCTTAAGAAGTTCATTAGCAAGTTTTATGTTAGAGGAAGCCCTTATGTCAATTGCATCATCTAAGGTTATACTTTCCTTGGATAGAGCTTGATTTATATTTTGTTCTAGGTACTGTCTCTCTTGAGCATCTGGTTTAAGTTCTATGTTAATACCTAGGTCATGTAAGTGATATTTTTTAATGGCCTTAAGTGTCTCTACGTTTATTTTACCAATAGCATTTATATAAGTGTTCTTTAAGTCCGAATACTCAAAAATATCTTTCAGTCTTAAGGAGAGTCCCTTACCTAACCTTTTTGACATATTTAGACCTGAATCAAGGATGTGTCTGGTTGCTGTGTTAGAATTTACCGCTACCATTTCTTGAACTCCTACTAAAGTATCTGGGTGAGGCATACTTGCATCAGCTCCTTGTGCTATACCAATGGCATCTCTTACTAAATTTAAATAATGGTTATATGCACCTATTAATCGATCGAGGCCGTCTATAACACCATTCTTTAATTCTCGTATCGGCTCCCTACCATAATTATATTCCCCTTCTGCTGTAGAAGTGGTCCCTAATACGTTACCAGTTTCATTATATATCTTTATTGCTTCAAGAGGAGTAAGCACATTACCTTCACCCATGGAAATTTCGTTAAGGCCGGCTACATCAATGTAGATACCATTCGGCCTTGCCTTAGCTATAATTTGTTGTAACTTCAAGTGGATTTGTTGCATCTCATCGATATAAGGAACAACTTTTTCAACTGTACTTAAGGTTCTGTTCTGGTACAAGTCTGGTGCATACAAAATATAATTAGGTTGGGTAATATTCAAGTACCCATCTTCCCTAATCATGTTTTCACACATTTTGTAGTTATAGATCATTTCAGTACCAAGAACCAAGGATCCTTCGTACCAAACGTCTATTACTTTTTTGGATACCTCGTAACCTTTGTAAGAAGGGTCTTTTTTATCAAAAGTGCTTTCCTTTTTGATCATCTTAAATCCTCCACTCTTGTTACGCTTCTTTTTGTAAGAGATTGTTTTCGTTGACTTAAAAGTAAAGTGAAGTACATCGACCATCATATTACCCATGTCATCTTCTCTTAAGTTACTATTACTGGTTTCATTCCCATGGTACCTCGACCATGTTCCTGTAGTATCTGCTACCCCTTGAATCTCTTCATCGGTGAACTTTCCGTTAGAAGTTCTCTCAAGCTCATTTATAGTCATCCTTTTAACCTCACCATAATAGTTTACATCTTTAAAGTTACGGTGTGTAGGATATGAGTGCACTAGGTTAGCAGGGTCTACATAATCAACAGTGATCCCTTTAGATGGATCTGTTGTGTGCTTTATAGCACCAAGTCCTATTGTAGTGATATCTTCAATAACCCTGCTTTGTGTCTCATCATAATCGTTAAGATCTAAAGTATACTTAAGTGCTTCCTCCGTTGCTATCTCGATAGCCGGCTTGTACTTAAGTTTCATGAATAGATCTATCTCTTCTTGTGTATCTGGGTATTCTGAGGCATCATTAGGTAATAAGTCCACACCTAATTCTTTCTTAACTTTCTCCATGACTGGTTTAGAGTACATGAATTTTTCAAGGTTCTTTCTGTGGGTTTCTTTTAAATCAGTTGAAAACTTATCTACTGCTTCAGCCTTTATATCAAAAAGTCTCTCTGACATTTGATTGACAATCAGTTTTACAAACTTAGGTAGTATCTGGAGGGGTCTCCAGTCATAGTTTGTATAAGTTGATCCCTCCCCTCCTAAAAGCTTCTTGTATATACTGGTATCTTGTTCACCTCTGGCATATAGCCTTAGGTTATGGTACTTGTTTCTTTTATCATAATAAGAGGAAGCACCTCTTTCCGGTCTAAAGAACCATTCATACTCTATTTGCTTAGCAAAGTGCAGTCCATACTCGTCCTTTGCTTTAACTTCATCTGGTGCTAAAATATCCGGAAAACCTTTATTTGTAAATAAGTCCTCCCCGTTCTTAAAATTTGTTTTACTCATTACCTGTTAGTTATAGGTTGTCCAAAATTACCTTTATTGTTGTACTTTTTAACGAGTCCTCCAATATCTATTTTCTTTTTTTCTCTCTCCTTACCTCTATACTTTTCTTTCTGACAAGCCATTATACAAAGTCCTGATGATATGGTAGCATCATAAGATGTTCTTTTATCAGGGTTAAATTTTAACCAGTCGTTTAAAGTATCTCTAAACGGCATGTCCCCCACTTCTCCTAGGGGTCTTATCCTTTTCTCTTCATCGTGGTAAACACCTACATAATCCTGTACCCAAGTACCTATTGCTCCTATGTGAGAGTCTAAGATATCTTGACCGCTCATCATCTGCCCTCCAAACTTCTTTTCATTCTCATTAAGTTTATGCTTAGGTCTATCTAAACGGTCCATTGCAAAACCCCTATAACCTCTATTGTACATGTGTCTTAATAAATCAAGCCTGTTTGACTCAACTAGGATAGGTGCTCCGTAGAACCTTATACATTTTATCACATCCTCAAAGAAAATTACTTCATCTGAAGGTCTAGCTATATACTCAACAATGAATTTATTACTAGGGGCTCCTCCGTCTGGCAAATTTACAGTTTTTCCATGTATACTCCCTTTTGAGCCTTCACCATGTGTACTTTTGTATGAAAAAGGGTCACAACCAAACCTTACACAATTTGTGTTAAGAGGAAAATATTTACCGTTTGTCTCCCTAACCCTGTTCTGTAATTCATAAGTATCATCTGCTTTTGATGGTAACCAACTTACTTTGAATCTACCGTCAGCTCTTGGGTGAAACTCTACATCACTGTCGATTATTCCATCTTTCCATTCAAAATTACCAACTGTATATTTTTGATCCTCTGCAAGAGTTTGGTTATAATCAGTTTGTTCTAAAATTTTCTCCATATTGAAAACGCACTCTGTGGACTCATCTCGCATCATGTGCTCTAGGGTCCTAGGGTAGGTCCTCACCTGCTCATTATATGCTTTCTCACTCTGCTTCTTTTTCTGTGCTTCAATGGCCTTAAGGAACTCTATTGATCCTTGCTCTATTACTTCACCAAAAACATTCTTGACTTCTTTGTCTGGTTTTATAGTCCAACATTTACCATATTTGTCTGTAAATTCCTCCATGTTATTTTGTGCCGGAAGAAAGTGGAAGTATAAGCCCGTAGAAGTTTTTTTAGTCTTGGGATCCCTTTCCTTTACAAATGAACTCGTAATTAATTCCACTCCTTGTTCCCCTCCTTTTGAGTGTATACCCATAGTTGATCCAGCTAACATTTTACCCTCCACTCTACCATTAGGCATCATGGTTGGTGCAACCATACTAAGGTGGGTGATTACATCGTTGGGAGATTCTATCTTGAACACCTCATCAAGGATATACGTGTCTAACTTAAGAGAGTCATAACTGCCATTCTTAGTGTTCCTCCAGTCCATACTGGTGTTTAAGTATTCCGAGATATTAATGTCTCTAGACTTTTTCTTGGATTTACTGTTGTCGGACGGTGCACTGAAATATAACTCTTTTGGTGAATCAAGTTTTCCTCTTACCACTGGCCTGAACCAGAATGGCAGGTTAAGGAATGCATAGGACTCCTTTGCAAATGCTTCCTCACCATCGGTACCTGACTTACTCATAAGCCCATGCTTTGTGTTTGAGGTTGAAGTGGCTCTATTAACTAGAGCTGCTACAGCACAATATGTAAAACCCGTTCTCCTTGATTTACCAAACAATAGACCAAGGGACCTACTATCAACTAGACATGCTTCCATAAAATAGAAGAGGTCCCTCTGTGATTCCCTATAATTCATAAAGCCTCCATCATCAAGCATCTTGCAGTATGCGAGAGCAAAATAATGATGTCCTGTCAAATAAGTTGGGACTCCATTGTTATAGAACCAAACCCCTTCCATTCTTCTGCGGAATTCCTCTACAATAAAGTCATGGTACTCATCAACGTTACTGGTTGTTATCCTAGGTAATTCTGGCCTTCTCCAGTATTGATCTTCTTTCTTAAGATTGTGATAAAGGATGTCTTTTTTCTTGGGTTTTTTTGGTAAAATGATTGAAAGATCATCGATAGTTATCTCCTCTCCTTCTGTACTATGCGGGTCTATTATGACCCCGCCCTTTAAAGTTAGCCTCTTCTTATAGTAAACAGATCTGTCTACAAAATTTCCTTTAGCAAACTTCTCTGGATATCCCAAATCAAAATCATTATCCTTCATATTGAGATCTCCGGATTCAAGTTTATCTCGAAGTTCTCTTGCTTCCTTATCAATATCTAGGATTGCCTCTAAGACTATAGGCTTTGACTTAATAGCAGAGTCATGCTTATGAGCCTCTAATTTATCAAAATTAATCTTTAGGCTTAATGCTCTCCTTAGTATTCCAAGGGAAGTATCTGCTGCATCTACTACATTTTGAATGTGTTTCTTAATTACGGTATCTGAAGGCCTGTTAGGAGAGTCTATCCACCTATCGATCATTTTCTTAGCTCCACTCAGAGAGCTGGTTTTAGATTTAGCAATAGATTGCACCCTTTCTGGCTCAACCTCCTCTAAGGTTTGTGTGCCTAAGAAGTCATACTTGAGTCCTTCAACTATTGTTTCTAGAGCTATCTTTATTTCACTGGAGAGGCCTCTCATAACTTTGCTATAATATCTTGGGTCCTCATCTTATAGTAAAGTTCTCCTTCTATGTCAAACTCATACTCACTATATCTAGCAAATGATATTTCATCTCCTTCTTTCAGACCCTGTTCTTGAAGCCTTCCGTTGATAAAAGAAATTTTGCCTTTTTGGTGTTCTCTGCCTTTATACTCCTTTTTGGT